GTGGAGAGAAAACAGAGAAGGAAAAGAAGGTGAGTAAAATAGCCCCTAATATTAACCCATACCCAGTATACCGTGGTTTGGTAGATATTGTGGACGTCACCACTGAGACCATGGCGAAGAATTTGTGTAGTATAAAACCTACAATTTTTACGCCTCGACCCGATTTGATGCTTCCATACAATGTGGCAAAAGGGTTTAAATGGACGCAAGCTGATGTTAGGTGCCCTGCAGATAAAGGTGGCTGGGCACTATTAGCTAATAAGTCCTGGGCCGAGAAATTTACAGCGAAAGCTGCAGAGAGTTATCGGTCAAATGGTACACGCGTAGGTTTGGAGACGCGTCTAAAGAAAACTCTAACGCCTCATCGAGTGGATAAGATTATCCCCAGGGCTATGTACTCAACAATATTACAATTTTTGAGGTATTCAGAAGCGAGACATGAGTATGTTTATGAAGATAAGCTTACGTATGACTCTGCTGGTCTCCAGAGTATAAATACTGATGCAGACGCTGGACTTCCTTATGCGTATGTTAGAGAGAATAACAACCCTAGTAACCCTAAAGTTAATGCTCTTACGCATTTTGCGATTGATTATAGAAAAGTGGATCAAAAAGGTAAGCCTATATCCGTACCCCTAAATAAGACAGAAATGCCTATTTTGGAACACGCATTATTAGCTGCCAATAAATTGGTTCTTGATCTAATAAGAAATCAAGATATGGGTGGAGCAATTAGGGTCTTTGCCGAAGTTATTATACCGTTATATCCAGAGTTAAACACATATCTATTGAAAAGAAAAGTGGCAATTATGGATCGTGATGATATGCTAACTAAAGTTAGACCGTATGGTGTACAGTCGTTGATAATGCGTCTTATAGGTAAGTTTATAGCCTATCCTATAGAGCATTACCTTCTACCGTTTTGGGAAGATTTTAGATCTATTAGTGCATATAAATTTAATCAGTTTATGGGAGGAGGTAAAAGAATTATGGATTGGGTCTATGATAATATCAATGAAGCGAGTGTATCGAAGCCATTAGTGTACTTTAAAGGTATCAGTTATGGTGACGACCAATTGTGGTTATTTATTATGAATGACGGATCTATATTCCTATTAAATCCTGACGTAAAAGCTATGGATATGGCTACTTTAGCAATAAGTGGAGTAAGGTTCTTACAGACTGTCATCACATTATTTCCAAAGATGCCACAAATTCATCGTAACTTATTTGCAATAATAGGTGCATCGACATATAATCATCAAATTCAT